TTCGTTAGCATGTGAAATAACAAAAGAATTTAGGGGGGCGATTCATTTGTTAATAAAAGTCTATACAGATCAAAGTATTCAATCAGTGGCGACAAAAAAATGTTTGAGCAACCATCACGTAGATTTTAAGGAAATCAAAGCAGTCGGCAATAAAAAGGTCTTTGATTATTTAAGAAAAGTAAAAGCCAATATGCTTCCTTATGTCGAGACAGATAATGATTCCTGGTCGGGATATCGTCCTGATAAATTAAGAGAAATGATAGAAAACACATATTGATTGGAAAGTCGGTTAATTAATTGATCGGCTTTTATTTTGGAGCAAACATGAATTTTATAGCATTTATCCTGGCAATCGCATTATTAGCGGTTGCTTTTTATTTACATAGAAAACCGAAGATTTCTAAATCTAAAATCAACGAATTAAACAGTGACTGTAATTATCAGATTCCACAAGAAGTAATTGATGCAATGAATGCTATCAAGCGTCAGCGTAAAAGCAAATTAAGAAGAATACACAGAAAGTCAGTACATAAATGAGATGGACTAAAGATATCTTGGATAAAGCCAAGAAGTTAAAAACTGATGGCTTATCTTATCCCAAGATCGCTAGAAAACTGAATAAGGAATTTGATATCTCAGTTTCGGCCAGTTCTGTCAATCATGCCTTGCTTGATTACCAAAGAGGCAAGTATCGTTTCGCCAATAAAAAGAAGCCAAGAGACAAAGAATTGAAGAGTGAGATCAGAATTAAAGCAGACGGCAGTGAAGAGTCGACAACCTTAATCAAAATGACCGAAGAACAGGCCAAATCAAAAGAGTTTGTTTTAAGGGCTCATGGTTTTAATCCTGACGAGTGGTCAATCGTAAATGCAGTTAACAATCTCTGGCAGCAGCATTCAATTCAAGACGGTACAGTCGACCTCTACCAATCCAAGATCATCGTTAAACCTAAGACCGGCTTGACTCTAGAAGAACAATTGGCTTTTTTAACTGATAATGTGAAAGCAGTTAAACTTCCGAATGCCAAGCGGTCTCTAACAAATCAAAATCTGATAATTCCTTTGGCCGACATGCACTGGGGAATTATGACTTTTAACGACTATCTGCTGATATTAAAAAGGCTGATCGAAATAATCAAACAAGGATACAACCGGATTGTAATCGAACAGCTGGGCGATTATTATCATTCCGATCAGATCAATTCTTCTCAAACAGTCAAGGCGACTCAGCTGAATGAAGTCGATATGCCAAAAGCAATTCACGAGGGAGAAAAGTTCATGTTTACTTTGATCGAAACGGCATATAGATACTGCAATCATTTATCGATCAAATACGTTGGTGGCAATCATTCCTATGATCTGGAATACATGTTTGAAGAACTGCTCAGGCTGAAGTACCCGCAAGTGGATGTTGATATCAATAACGGCTACCGAAATGCTTATTTATTGGATCAAGTCGGGATAATTATTTCTCATGGCGACAAAGCTTTAAATAAGATTCCGATGCTGTTTGCTTCCGAATTCTCTGATGTTTGGGCCAAAGCAAATTACAGGGAAAGCCATAACGGCCATTACCATTTTTCAAAGGATATCGATTCCAATGGAGTGGTCAATCGTCAGATTCCAGTCTTTAAGAAAGGAGACAGTTACGAATACGAGAATGGCTTGACGATGTCGGCCAAACGCATGGAAGCATTTGAATATTATCCGGATGGCCCCAAAGCCGTTTACTATATTTGATCTCACCCCCGATTAATAATTTTCACATGCTGTTCAAGCTTCTTAATGATTAATTATTAAATAACCTTTACTATTTAAAAGAGTAGAACTGTCTGTCCTACAATTGATGATTGTGAATAATTTAAGAGCAAGTATTAACCAATTGACTCCTGCAGCACAAACGGCCGTTAAAGAGATAATCTCAAATGCCAAAGAAAACGACAAGGCAATTGTCGATATAGACTTCAGCAATCAGCAGCTATCGATTGCAGACAGCGACAGCATTGCCGCTTTAACTGATGGACAAACACATTTGTTTGCAATCTATACGGTCTATGACAAGGATCATAAAACAATCAAAAGACTGCAGGTTAGATTAAATAAAGAAGCATTGAAACAGCTGTAAAGCTGTTTTTTTATTATCCAAAGGGAAAAATATGAACAAGCAAATTAAAAAAATGAATAGAGGTGTCGTCCCATGACTGTTTATATAGACCGCTATGGCAAAGACCACGGCAGCATTGCCGGCATGCTGGTTATTAAAGACATCGCCAGTAATGCCTATGTTGAAAAGGCATTTAAAACACATATCCAATTAACACCGCAATCGGCTAAGGCAAAAGTATTTCTGAATTTGTCTGAGGCCGATTTTTTTATGGAATGCCACAACATGGCAAATTACAGGTACTCAATCAAAGCAAATGATTAACTGTTTTCTAGTTCTGAAATGCGGTCAGCTACTAAGGCTTGAATTTTTTTCAGGTCTTCAATAGTTGCGTGCTGTTTGATAAAAGAATTGGTTCGATATTTTGCCTGGCGATAGTTTCTTTCGTCTTTGCTAAGGCTTTTAAAAAACTTCTCGTTATTCTTGATGATGTTTGCCGGTGTTTTTGGTTTCTGTGTATTGGCCATGTATGTATCCCTCTTTCTATATCAATGTAACCCAAAATAAATGTACATTTATTACAGTTGTATTACAAGTGTACATTTATTATTGAAATACTATAAGTGTACATGTATAGTAATTCTTGTAAGGTTGATCAAGAGATGAACCAAAAGGAGATAAAGGCTATGAAAGAAATCAACGACATCGAAGAATTAAGAGAAGTTATTAAAGAAATCAAAAAAGCCAACCATATCAAAGGTTCGGACTTAAAACTCCGGGTAAGAGATTCATTGAACTTTATCGGCATTATCGATTTAACGGTTTATAACTTGAACGCCAATACGATGGCAGCCTTAAAAGAAATTAAAGACCTGCAAATCAGTCAGGTAGAAGAAGACGATCCGATGACCGATTACTTCGCCGGTGGACACATCAGCGTCAATACTTATTACGAAGACCAGACAAGAGAACAAGCCAAAGATATCTTCTTAAACCGCAAGATCAAAAGCATCTACTTCGTTGAAGATGGAAAGATCATGCGGGAAGGCGTTCCGGGTTATTCTTCAATAATTTCAAAGGATATCCAAGGATTGGGAAATTACGTGATCTATGATGTTGTTGAAACACTTAAAAACGAAGTGCTGGTAGGAGCTTAAAAAGCTCTTTTTTATTTGAAAAAAAAAAGGGGGGTGGGCGATAGATGTGACTAAACAAGAAGAAGCCAGACAAGACTATTTAAAAGGCATGAAGTATAAAGACATTGCCGAAAAGTATGCAGTATCGCTCAACACCGTCAAGTCATGGAAGAAAAGAAACGACTGGCAAAGGGGTGCAACCAAAGAAAAAAGGGTGCGCAAAAAGGTTGCAGAGAAAATCAGTCAAAGTCCCGGCTTAACCGATAAGCAGAGGCTTTTTTGTTTGTATTATTTACAACGCTATAACGCCACGTGGGCATATCAGAAAGCCTATGACGCTGATTACGATGTCGCTAATGTAAACGGCCCTCGTCTACTTGTTAATACTCGTGTTAAAAATCTTCTAACCAAGCTAAAACAGCAGCAGTCGGCCGATTTGTATTTGAATGCCAACGATATTCTAAAAGAGTTTGCCAAGCAGGCTACGGCTAATTTGGGCGATTATGTGGACTTTGGGAAATACGATGTTCTAGCACAAGACGAACAGGGCAATATCAAACTGGATTCAAACGATAACCCAGTTAAATACCGCAATTCATGGGTGCAGTTAAAGAATAAAAACGGCCTTGATACTAGTTTGATCAAGTCTGTACACATTGGAAAGGACGGCGTAATAGTCGAACTCTACGACAAGCAAAAGGCCATGAAAGAACTGTTAGATCGCCTGCCTGAACCAGAAATAAAAGACGAGAACGATGACGGATTCTTAAGGGCAATCGATAAAAACCTAGATCATGCCTGGAAAGAAAGCGATGAAGATGAAACTTAAAATACATCGAGACAATTTCCATTTCGATCCCTTTTCTAAAAAACAGATGCAGGTACTTTCATGGTGGCGTTATGAAGAGACTAAAGAAAAAGAAGCAATTATCGCCGATGGTTCAGTTCGTGCCGGCAAGACAGTCATTATGTCTTTATCCTTCATTCTTTGGGGCATGACGGAGTTTAACGATCAGCAGTTTGGAATTGCCGGCAAAACGATCGGATCATTAAGACGCAATGTTATCAGGCCTCTTAAGGTTATGTTAGAGAGTTGTGATTATGCGGTTCACGATTCCAGATCAGAAAATATGTTGATTGTTAGAAAAGGCAGCAAGACTAATTATTATTTCCTGTTCGGCGGCAAAGACGAATCAAGCCAAGACTTGGTACAAGGGATTACGCTGGCCGGATTTTTCTTTGATGAAGTGGCTCTAATGCCTCAATCGTTTGTTAATCAGGCCACGGCTCGTTGCTCTGTAGATGATTCAAAGCTGTGGTTTAACTGCAATCCGGCCGGACCATATCACTGGTTTAAAGAAGAATGGATCGACAAGCTAGAAGAAAAGCATGCGATCAGAATCCACTTCACAATGAAAGACAATCCGTCACTTTCCCAAATGATTCGGGAACGTTTTGAACGAATGTATTCCGGTGTATTCTATCAGCGCTATATCTTAGGCCTTTGGGTAATGTCTGAAGGAATTATCTATGACAACTTCGATGAAAGCAGCATGGTGGTCAATCCGCCTAATGATTCACATTATGAAAAGTATTATGTTTCCTGTGATTACGGGACTTTAAACCCTACAGTTTTCTTGCTGTGGGGTCTTTTTAACGGTACCTGGTACTGCTTGGATGAGTATTACTATTCTGGGCGTGACACGCAAAGGCAGAAAACAGATGAACAGTATGCCGATGATCTTGATAAATTCTTAGGCGATATCAAAGCGACAATTATTGTCGATCCGAGTGCCGCTTCTTTTATTGCTGTTCTTAGAAAACGTGGACGGACGGTTATCAAGGCTAAAAATGATGTTCTGGATGGTATCAGGGCAACGCAGACGGCTATGAATACCGGCAAGGTTTTGTTTACGAGAAAATGCAAGAACCTCTTTAAAGAACTGGCTTCATACATTTGGGACAGCAAAGCATCAGAACATGGAGAAGATAAACCGGTCAAACAGCACGATCATGCCTGTGATTCGATGCGTTATTTCGTTTATATGATCGTATTCAAAAAGCACACGATCGCAGTTACAAAGAAACCGAATATGTTCTACAGGAATTTTTAAAAGAATGGAGATGATGAAATGGGAATTGCGATAGACGAGTCTTTATTGGATGATCTTAATGATCCGGGCTTTGATGTCTTAAACTACGCTATCGATCAGCATAAACAAAAGAAAGACCGTTTAAAACGTTTAAATGACTACTATGACGGCAAGCAGGACATCTTAAGCCACCAAATGCAAAACAACCAACATTCAAGCAACAACAAAGTGCTGGTAAATCATGCCAAGTATATAACCGATATGATCACGGGCTTTATTGCCGGCAATCCGATCTCTTATTCGCCTGGCAAAGACAAAAACATCGATGCGATTGTGCAGCTGTTTCAGGACTTGAATATTCAAAAACACGATATCGAATCGGAAAAGGATTTAAGTGTTTTTGGCTCTTCTTTTGAACTGCTTTATGCAAAGGACATCGGTACGCCTGATAAGCCAAGAACAGAAGTCCAAATTGGTTCGATTGATCCGCGCGGGATGGTTATGGTAACTGACGATACAATCGAGCATAACCCTTTGTTTGCGATTCATATTCAGCCTAAATATACGTTAAAAGGCAGTGATAGCGGCTTTTTAATAAGCGTCTACACTAAAACTAATGTAATTCAATATCGAACGTATATCGGCTCTAACTTAAGTGATGGCAATATTAAAACGAAAATAGTTAAAAAACATTATTTCGGTGATGTACCCGTTGTCGAATATAGAAACAACGAAGAGAGACAGGGGGATTACGAACAGAATATCACTCAAATCAATGCCTATAATACTTTGCAATCCGACCGCATCACCGATAAACAAGACTTTATCGATGCTTTATTGGTTGTCTATGGATTCTCTTTACAGGGAGAAAAAGACGATGCAGACAGTAAGAAATTAAGGAACGGTTTAATTGACGGCGCTCCGGGCAAAGGAGAAGAAGGAGCATCGGTTGAATGGCTGACCAAACAATTAGACGAGCAGCAAGTTGAACTATTGTCCAAGTCGATTGAGAATGATATCCATAAAACTTCATACGTGCCGAATATGAATGACGAGAACTTTATGGGCAATGTTTCCGGAGAAGCAATGAAATACAAGCTATTCGGGCTTCTTAACCTCTTATCGGTCAAGAGCATGTATTTAATCGAAGGATTAAAAAGGCGTTTGACCCTGGTTCAGCATTTTCTGCAGGTACAAGGGCAGGCAACCGATATTTCAGGCTGCAAGATCACGATTACACCGAATATTCCCGTTAATTTGTCGGATGTGATCAGTAATATTAAAAATGCCGACGGAATTATTCCACGGGTAATTACTTATAGCTGGCTGCCGGATGTCGATAACCCGAAAGATGTCGAAAAGCAGTTAACAGAGCAAAAGACCGACGATATCAAAACCAGTCAGAAAGCTCTAATAGACGACAAGGGTGCCAACATTGATCAGCCGCCATATAGCGAGGAGGACAGTAAAGATGATCCAAGCAACAATAAAAAGAAATCAGGATCAATTTAGCTTAATTGTCACTGGCCATGCGGGTTTTAATGATTATGGGCGTGATATTGTCTGCGCTGCTGTTTCGATTTTATTGGAGCATACGTCTAATCATTTAACCGATGCAGTTGTCAAGGACGATGGCATCCGTTACGAACTAATGGCAGTGATTACCGATAATGTCGATCAAGCTTTTGTTTCGGCATTAAAAGATACTTTATGTCTGATATCTGGAAGCTATCCGAAAAATCTATCGGTATCCGTTGAAGGCTGGCTATGACCGATAAAGACAAGCTCACTTATTGGGAACTAAGGGCGGTTAGAAACGAACAAAAAGCCCACGATCAGGCCAATAAAAAAGTTAATGTAATTACTAACGCCTATCTGCGTTCACAGGATTATCTAACAAATCAGGTCGATAATATCTACAAGCGATATTTCGGGGACGGGCAGTTTGCTGAAGAACAGATCAAAGATATTTTAAACACGACTGTCAGCCCGAGCGAGTTGGTAACTTTGCAGGCTTTGGCCAAAAACATTTCTGATCCGCAATCTAAAAAGCAGGTTGCTGATTATTTATCAGCATTGGCAGCAAAAGGCCGGATTACTCGGATAGAAGAAATAAAAGCCAAGGCCTATATATCCGTTAAAAGAGCTGCCAATATTGAACTGAAGGAGTCGACTGGTCTATATACGCAGGTTATCCAGGAGGCTTGGAACCAGGCAACAGCCGAAGGAATTATTGGAGACGTAACCAAAGATGTTCAATTATATGAAAAAGGGTATGCTCCTGAACTCGATAAGGCCAATAGAACAATTAAGATCGTTAATCCAAACACTGGCAAAACGATCACAAAAGTTAAGGCAATACCTGATAAAGAGATTAAATCCTTTAAGGGATTATCGGATAGTTACGTTAAAAAGGCTTTAAATCAACGTTGGCAGGGCGAAAACTACTCTCAGCGGATTTGGAAAAACACGGATGCTTTAGCTGATAAATTGGACGAATTGTTTACGGCACAATCGATGTCAGGCATGAGCGAATACGATATGGCCAGAGCGGTTGAAAAGGAGTTCGGAACTGGAATTTATAACGCCAAACGGCTAATAAGGACTGAAGCCAATTACTTTCACAACCAGACAAAACTTGATGGTTGGAAAGAACACAAAGTTAAAGAATACCAACTGGTTGCCGTGCTGGATAATCGCACATCGCAGATATGTCGAAAAAAAGATGGCCAAGTATTTTTAGTTAAAGACGCTAAATGCGATGGGGCAGAAGGGAATTACCCGCCTTTTCATGTTTTTTGTCGAACCGTGGCTGTAATCCATTTTGCTAATAGTCCTTATGCAGGTACTAGAACGGCCAATAATCCGAACACAAAAACAACTTTCCAACTGAAACAAAATAAGACTTATCAGGATTGGGAAGAAATTATTAGCGGCAATTTATGAATCATTTTAAAAGGCTCATGAATATTTTATGCAGCGAATTAATTTAAACGTTTTTGACTATATGCTTATCATAAAAACCAGCTATTTTCTCTACCACTTTTATATGTATTTTTTTACGTTCAACACCCTTGACATCTCTGAAGTAAACAGAATCTTTTTCTTCAAATTTTTCTAAATAAGGCAAGAAAATGTAGTGACCTGCACCAGATATTTCATAATATTCGGAGTTATTAATTAAATGATGGTAGTTTTCAGCATTGAATTTAATTGGTGCAATCTGGTCTTTTTCTGCTCCGATAATTAGAACTGATGTAGAGATATTTTTAACCTGTGTTGTTGAGTTAAAACCCATTCCTAAAGCCGGTGCCATAGCGACAAAGGATTTAATTCTTTTATCTATTAAAGAAGAGGGAATTTCATTTTCTTTAATCAAGGGAATCATCTTAGTTAAATCACCCATTTCCGGGATCGTAAATTCTTTTTTCCCTTCGCTAGTATTGGCTTTTTCTTTTATGAGCTGAAAATTTATATTTGCACCCATTAATGCTAAAGATGTGTATCCACCAAAAGAAAATCCAGCCATAAAAATATTCGCTTGGTCAATTGCTGTGGGGAATTCTGCTAAAATTTTTGTTAAAACAAAAGAAATATCTAATGGCCTTTCCCAATAACGAACAAAGTATTCAGGGATGGGATTACTAGAACTGTTTCCGTAATGATCAGGCGCCGCGACTATGTAGCCCCTTTGGGCAAGGCCACGAGCGAGCCATTGCAGGCTAAAACGATTTCCACCAGTTCCGTGAGAAAGAAGTACTAACGGGTGAGGTTGACTTACTTTCAAGTCTGAATAAAATGTTTTCCCTTCTTTTTCTTCGATAGGATACCAAATTTCCGTGGTTAAAGGACGATTTTTTCGAGTTATATCAACATATTCTTTGGTAATTTGACCAATTTCATCATTGCTGTACATCATTTTTTCAATCCTTATTCATTACAAGCCGTATTAATTTATTTCTATAAGAATCATTGTATTATATGGCACTTAAAAACAAGTAATTTTAGAACTTTTATATTTATAAGGAAAGTTATTTTAATAATTGATATTAGTGAAATTCTTGACCTGTCGCATGTCTTTAAACTAGGCAAATAACCAGCGTGTACGGGTTTAACTACTCCAACATATTTATTAATCAAAGCATCGTATATGGGATTTTCCTGTATGGGGTGCTTTTTTTATGGAGCGAATTAGATGTGTATGAGCCAAGGAGAAAAAATGTTAAAGAAAGTTAGTTTTTACAGTTCGTTATTGAACTTGCAGCGCTTTGCTGAAAATGGTGAAGGATCAGAAGGAGATTCCACAGGAAACGAAGACG